AAAAAATCTACAATTATTAGATGTTATTTTATCCTCATATTCTCTTAAACTCTCAAATAATTCAGGGTATCCTCCCTGTGTATCAAAATAGGTCTTTAATAATTTTAAATTATCTTCTGTCCACGGAATAGATGTTTTTATAACTGAATAATTTGTCGGCGTGACATCTTCTGCGATACATGGATAAATAATCTGCTGGATTGATATATTATTAATATCCATACCATCCTCTGTATCTATCTGTTTCTTGCCTATTCGGCATCTTCTTTTTAGTGTCCATATCCCTTTTTCAGGGAAGACCTCCTCAGTAGCATATGTCCACACGCCTCCTATTTCTTTCATTAAATTTCTACCTGCTTCTACGAAATCAGGTCTTTTAAATGCTATTGTTTCGTATGATGATAAATAATCCGCCATATAAAAAGTTTTAGTCGCAGGTTGAGGTTGGGTGGGGACGGGGGGTCGGGTTGGTGTTTCATTAGTCTTATCATATGAGACCGCTGGATCATTATATATATGATGACTTAACGCTTGGAATGATACTGATGTCGCACAATTAAATGGTTTATATGTCCCTGCGTCTACAGAAGTGCCGACACGAAGGCGACCTGATGTCTTGGAATCTATTTTTAAATTTTCAGGAGAGACGGCGAGAAAATTCGGAACTCCACCACCGACTTCTATATTAATAGTAGAGGGGTCTTCGGTCGTATTTAATTGATTGGTTAATTCTTCACTAACATTAGAGGGAGCATTATATCCAGCAGGAACTTTTAAATTTTTTATTTCTTGATATTTAATAAAATCATTTATCGCAGGTTCTCTTATTCTACCCCTGAACGGATACCCATCCGCATCTAAATTGGCATAGGGTGCTGTAAATTGATTTCTATTAATAGACTCCGCATCTAAATCTGGAAGATATAATCCTATATTATCTAAATATCCCCTATAAACATCACTCATTTTAAAAATAGTATATCGTTTGCCGTCATTCTTTTTTTTAACACATCTATTAATAAACTCCTCCATCATATAACTAACAGCAGGAGACTTCGCTGTTGAGGTTTTATTTTCTGCCCAGTCTATCACACATTTACCGAGGTAGTTTTGGTCATTATCAAACTCGCCTTTATCATTTGGATAATTGCCGTTATCATAAAAATAATTATCATCCCAGCATATAGTTGATTTTTGCCATGCGAGTCTCTCACCGAGAACCTCTCCCCAGTGTTCATTGTTTGCGAGATTTGTCCTAAATAAAGGAGGACTTGCCATACCATTCGCATAGTTATCATAATATTGTGCCACTATACCGAATGTCCTTAATGATGTCCCTAATGAACCTGATGTGTTAACAGGGTCTTGACTGATTGTCTGTGCTCCCTTTGTGTCGTGTGAAATCATTAATCTCGCCCATCCTTGTGATCCCCCTGTCCCGCCAGCATCTGCTCCACTTAAATTAGATGTCGCCCCACCTACTTCACCACCTCCTCCACCTTTTACGGAATAAAAAAAAGGGTTCTTCGCTGCATCATATCTACGGGGAAGATGAAAATAACCTTCTCCATTTGTAGATTTAAAATATGATATCCCTAAATTAACCTCATTATCTTTTAATAAAAATGATTGTTTTTTATTTTCATATAAAAGAGTCATAAACCCCTCAGGTGGATATGTGCCGAAGGGATACTGATTAGAAGGATTTAGGGGTTGGAGACGTGTTTGTTCTGTATATTCTACTTCATATGATATATCTAATGATTTGCCAGTAAATTCTATAACATCACCACCACATCCTCTATCACTAACGAACCCTTGATGAACACTCACTTTATCTCCAGCATTTAATCTAACTCCTACACCGAGTTTATTAGTATATAACGCTTTATTAGTATTATTATTACCTTTTTTTTCTTCACTATTAGACCGAGAACAATCTAATAAAATCGTGTCCACATATGGTGGCGTGGATGGGGGGATATTATTTTTACCACTCATTTATATATATGAATAATATTTAAAAAACATTTTATAACTTTATTATTTTTAATTACGCATAATAACATTGAGTGATCCCGTCCTCAATAACAGCATATCTTACAATCTCCATATAGACACGCTGGGTCAGGGTAGTGCCAGCAGGTAGGGGGTCATATTTCGTATATAATTCTATGCCTCTGCTGTTAATCCGCTCCTGTGCGAGAAGTCTCGCTGCCCCGTGAAAGAACTTCATACCGAATGCTTCATCCTGATTGTATGAACTTAAATCTCTGCGTGTGATAGAGACACCCTCGCCTGAATATTCTTCTCTATTAACATATGGAACAAGTTGCTCTGCCTGTACAAGATTATGAAAATGCCTAGCATTATTATTCACATCAATAGGATATAAAAAGTTATCATTATATTTAATATTAAATGTAGATTGTCCATTATTATTAGTTAAATAACCAGCGGGTAGTGCTCCGTAGGTTCTTGTAGGAGTCCGAGCATTAAAATTATTTAGTGGAGTAAGATTTGCCTTGCCTGTCCCTGACCCACTATCACCCAGTCCCCACATAACTTTGGTTACCATTCGTCCCGCACCTCCTACATTTCTAATCTGTGTGCCTGTGAATGTATCCGCATCTACAGACTGCTTTGAGAGGCGATAATCTACATATGAAAATTGTAGTTTTTTATTGGCATTTGCGAACGAAACCATCATCTCCTGTGGGAAGTAGATATAATCGGCGATCATACGAGTAGCACCTGTATCTAATGAAACCACTGGATTAGGGGTCGCTGCGTTATCATCTGTGTATGCTCTACCATCAGACGCATTTTGACCGACTAATACCAGTTCTAATTGTATGGACTCACGCATCATATATAGAGGGAGTTGATTTATCTTTAAAAAACTAAATAATTCACTCAGGGCGATTTGGAAGGAAGGCGGAGTATGGTCTGAAAAGCGATTCTCTAAATTTAAAAATTTTTGAGGGACATTCTTTTGAGCGACACTATAATCCCACGCATCATCATCCCATCTACCAGAGGATGTTTCGTAGTTCTGTCCAGTATCTATACCTACTCCCAGTGCCTCAGTAGAAGAAGCACCACCACCATTTGCGGAGGCAGTCGTAGTATCACCTGCTCCACCTTCATTAGTGTAGCAGAACTCGTGGGACATAACTTGTCCTGTTTGATACATTAGTCGCTCACGCATGGACTCGGAAGACATAAACATAGATTTATATGCCTGTAAATGCCCGAAATCTTCGCACTCTGAAATAGTCTTATTACCGATTTTTAGAGTCGCTCGCTGGATAAGAGAGGCGATCCCCACATTAGAAGGCAGGTAAGATGTCGCACCAGCACCTAATTTAAAAATCAATTTTGAGTGTGAATGAAGGATCCCTTTATTTTGTAACTGAAATCTAATAAACTTCTCGCTCTGAACGACAGGTTCTAATACATCACTTTCTACATCTTGTGCGACTTGGTCGGATATTGCTCCGATTTTAATTAAATTCGGTATCTGACCAGCACTCGGTGCTGTAGGCGTAGGGGTCATTTCTTGCGACGGAGTTGCGGTGGCAGGTGCTTGGGGCATAGAGGAATTCATTTTATAATATGAATAACATAAAAAATTATATTAAAAAATAATTATAGATTTTTATAGACCGACTTCTTTTAATAGTTTTTTATTTGATGTAAATATTTCTCTATCTTTGCTTTGTGCTTTTTTTAACATGTTCTCTTTTGTTTTTTTAGGGACATCCGCCCTTACTAATGCTCCTGAAAATGCTTTACGAGGCATCCTTTTAAATTTTCTATCACTGGATCGGACTATCACTACATATCCCGTAGGGACTTCTTTGTCTACTTCTTTTTTTGTACTCTTCGCACCACTACCTTTTAATGTGCCAGTTTTAATTGCTCCTGTTTTTGATGTCATAATTTTTTTTAAATTTGTGATTGCTTCTTTCTCTTTCGCAGTAGGAGGACGAGGGTTCTTGACTGCTGTTCGTGTCTTCTTACTTGCTGGTTTTTTCATCGCTGGTGGTTTAGATCCATATCCCATATTTATAATTAAACAAATATAAAAGATATGTTTTTTATTTATGCCGACCATAAAACCTTTCTTGCCCAGTAGTTTGCCGAGTTTTTATTATTTTTAGTTAAATTACCATTTTTATCTTTGATACCCCCACTTCTTGCGAGATATGATGCTCTCCTTTTTTTATCTTTGTGTTGCGTAAAATCTTTCATCCCTTTTAAACCGAATCCTATTTTTTTATAACCTTTTTTAGTGTCTGCTTTAACATAAACAAACATCTTTTTACTACCTGCTCCTGTGTTTCTCCATGGTTTATATAAAACTGGTTTACCTTTTTTATCTAATGGCATTTATGTATCATAATAAATTGTTCTTAATAAAAAATTTAAGACATCACTTGTAGTCCTGATGAATTAAATGCGAGAGTAGATTTCGCATGGACGAAGACATAAACTGCGTGCGGATTGTTGGTATCTAAATCGGTAGTCATATTCATACCCCACTGGGTGTTAGAGAAGTCTACACCCTGATCCGAGATGCCATCATATGCGATCCCCACAGAATAGACACTGCCACCATCCACATTAAATACATCACGTCCTGTGGGTGTGCCTTCATTGCCTCGTGTGAAGGTAGAAACAGGGTTAATCATAACTTTATTATTAGATGAAAAGGGTTTAATAGAATTCATAGCATTTCTAACAATCTGACTATCTACTTCATTATGAGTAGTCCCATCAATACCGAGGTCATCAATATTGTACTCTAATGGGAAACGAACTCCCCCACGAGTAAATACTAACTGGCGGATTGGAGCACTTGATAAGACACCAGCAGGAGATTTATTAATTAAATGGTCTGTCGCCAGTCCATCGTGTTCTAAATTATTAATCCTATTACTCTCAATAAAATTACAAAATACACCGAGAACACGAGATAATCCTAAATTAAAATTAATAACAGACTGAGT